GTCGCAGTACCAATACCTACATTCCCTGTAGTGTAGTAGATGTCACTACCAGAGGTTGTCCATTGAGAGCTTGATACTGTACCAGGAACCCAGTTAGTTCCATTCCATACTAATGTATCGTTAGTTGATGGAGCAGTAGTAGATGTGTCTACATCTGTGAGATCGTCTATAGCAGATGCTCCACCCCCAGTTTGATTAGCATATTCTAATGCTGTAGCTCCTGCATTTACAACTAATACTTGCCCAGCTGTTCCTATAGTTGGGACATCACTGAGGTCTGAAATACTTGCAGCTCCTATCCTTGCATCTACAGCTGCATCCGTATAGCTAACCTTTGCATTGTTTGTAGCAATGTCGCTCTCCATTGTGTCGAGATCGACAGCCTGGGTAACAGAGATAAATGCAACTTTGGTTGAGTCAGCAGTCGGGTAACTTACTTTTGCTGTATTAGCTACTACATCAGTATTATTGCTTACCTCAGTATCAAAATCAGTTATCTCAGACGCTGTATGAGTATGAGAGGATGGGGTGAATGTTGAAGGAACTCCAGATAATGAGCTATACTGTCCATCAAATAAAGCTGTATTCCCTTCTAATGCTGTCCCAGCTGTAGTCCCAAAACCAGGGAATGATACTTTAGCTGTATTAGCTGCTACATCAGCATTAGAAGAAACTCTCGCCTCTGTATAATACAGATTAGACCCCTCGGATACTTCGCTGGTGGTTGGGGTAGAAAAAGAAACAGCGCCACTGCCATCTGTTTTCAAAAACTGATTTGCCGTACCGTCAGTAGCTGGAAGATCATAACCACTAGACGCATTGTCACCAACCTTAATAACACCGTCAAATCTTGCTCCTCCGTTTACATATAGTTTTGTTCCAGTAGAAGCATAACTAGTATTTGAGTTTATTGAAAGACCGTTATTAAAAGAGTCTACACCTATTTTGCTTATGTCTATCTCCGAGAATGACTCGTCTATTAAGTTTGTATTCGTAACACCTGGAGGAAAGCTTTTTCCAGTGTTATACGAAGAATCCTCAAACAAAACAACACCTCCTGACCCTGAATTAGCTTGAGTATCCCATACCAACATGGCATTACCGCCATTTGGTGAGGAAAGATTTGCGGAGTCAAGCTGAACATCTGAAAGGTCATTTACTTCAGAAGGAATAAACGGCTTGCTGGACAGGTCATTATAGCTTCCAGACGTAGCAACCGTAGAGAGTACTGGCTTGTTCTGAATAAAAGCATCAGAGTTAATGTCTGTCTCAGTCCAATCAGATTGAACGTTTACCTGTCCAGAAACAGCCTTAGAAATAGTGATGTTGTTCTGAACCGTAGGTACGGTCAAGACGGTTGTGCTACCGCCAGTGGTTATGGTTATAATGTTTGCCATTATATGGTAACGTCTTCATTTACCTTAAAAGTACCGTAAATCAGGGTAGAAACATTTGAAGAGCTATCTGTGTTCTCTATGTCATATACATACAAACCAGAAATTAAACCGCCCATAGCGGTAGCATCTTTCGTAAAAGAAACGACACCCGTCAACTCATCTACAACACCATCAATAGAAAGTGTTGCCGTACCTGTGTTATCGTCTGACGGCCTAACTTCCATTTTATATGATCCAGAGACGTTTGGGTCACCAGAGTCATTCTTGATGGTTAATTCTAGGTTAAACGTGTCGCCTTTTTTACAAATGATGTCAACTCGCTGAGAGGCATCAAGGTTTATTGTTTTAGCCATCTTATTGTCCTAATATCTGTGATGTAATATCTCCTGATTCTTCTGGTAGCTCCCCTCGGTCCCCCTGTCTCTGTGAGATGAGTTTGCTCTGCTCTGTAGCTTGTTTCTTCACGCGCTCGTCCTTCCTGTCTTCCTTAAGAACCTCAAGCTTTTCTTTAAAGTTCTTGTCGTCTTCTTTAAAGCCAAGCGTAGCCTGCGCTTTAATCATCTCAATCTCTTTTCTAAACTGATGCTTCACCTCTTCAAGCTGGGCTTCGAGTTGCATCTTAAGTTGCATCTCCTGAGCGTTTAGCTGAGCCTGCATCTGCATCTCTTGCTGCTTGGCCTGAGACGTAGCCTGAGCCGAAGCCTGCTGAATCTGCGCCTGCTGCTGCGAGTTCTGCATAGCGATCTGCTGGTTCATAGCGATACGCTTTTTCCTGCGAACAATTAACAGCCTTTCTGCCTGGTTGATATCTTTGAGCTGACGTACCGCAATAGCATCCTCTAGGTCGATCTCTTTCTGAGATAGCGCTATCTGGATATTCTGCTCCAGGTACTGACGCTCCGCCTCCTCCATCTCCTTCACTACGCGCACACCGAAGTTGTACATAGCCAGGTTTCTAAATGAGCTAAGCACACTCATATTCTCTTTCCCGATAGCATTCTCGTAGATGCGGTACAGAATAGAGTCTGGATGGATTACCTGTATACACTTCACGATATCGCTACATACTTTCTTGTAAAGTACCATAGACGAATTCGTGATGTCATAGATAGCGTTATTTGCCGCAGCCAGAGCCTGCTGTCTAACCCCGACCAAAGCATCCGTCTTGGGTGACGAAGCATCCATAACCTCGTTAATCCCCGTAGCGTCACGAATCATTCTCAGGTAGTGGTTATACAACCCGATAAGTTCGTTGATGTTTCGGATGCTATTGCCGATCTCTCTGATTGGCGGGTTCTGGAAACCACCCTCTGGGTTCTTACTTCTGTAGTAGAAGACACCCGTCTGCTCGTAGATATCATGCAGATCCAGCGGCTGCAATTCCCCACCTTTTCCGAGCTGTACGTTCTCCAACCCCTCGATATCGATGATGATACCATCTGGCTTTGCTTTGGCAACCGCCTGCTGAATCTTGAGGTGCGTAAGCTGCAACTGGTCGGCAAAGCCGATACAGCTGTCCACCATAGACTTAGGCATCATATCCAGGATGTTCGTAGCGCACGCCGAGTACGAAAGATTCGTTCTGGAGATATCGTGGATATTCTTAGGTATGTTGTGCTTCTTCCCGTAGTTAAACAAGAAGTCCGTACCGAGGATATAGCTACCACCATACAGCGTAGCGTTCTCCATCTTCATGACGTCTCTGTTGAATACAGAGTTTTGTGGGGCTTTGTAGTTCTCTCCTTTAGAATAGAAACCGATATTTCCGTAGCGGCTTTCTTTCGATTCGTAATACTCGCAATCCACAGACATGAACTCGAAGTCAAGCACCTCGATCATGTACTCGTCATACCCGAACTTCGTCACGCTATTCACCCTGTCGTATGAGGACTGGTTGAGTTTAGCTACGTCATACCCGTATTTCTTCTGGGCGTCCTGGGCGATCTTCTTATACTGCTCCTCTGTAAACTGATCCCCAGCCATACGCTTAAGCTCGTGTAGAGGGATATATCGAACATTGCCAGCATATACAAGGTCACTAAAGTTAGGGTCCTCAGTAAAGCTATGGACAAAGTTGATAGGGTCGATATAATCTGTTTTAATACCATAGCTAGGGTCGTTCGTGCGCTTGACAACCGCCATACCGAGTACGGCTAGGTCATTTACGCAGCGACGAAGCGTGGTATCGTTGAAGTCATTCCACTCAAGTGTAAGGTTAGTGGCGATCTGAGCAGCAATCTCAGAGGACGACTTGATGTTATTGCCGATAAATATCTCAGCCTCCTCCAGCGTTTCTGGGATATCCTTCGTCTTCATCCCTACGCTTACCCCTGTCTTTTCCTCGATCTTAGCCAGCTCCTGCTTAGCGGCAATCATCATCTCTAGCTTGCGGCGCTCTTTATCCTTCTCGGAAGAAGAGAGCGGGTCGATAGCCTCTAGATTTGGGTATGGGGAGAGCGAAAGAATCTTGTTTACTACGATCCTTACGAACTTAGGTAGGATAGGTACTGGGGTGAAGTCCAGGTTGAGCATGCTCCCGTCACCGTTATTCGGGTCCAGGGAGGTGAGCAACGACTTGTATATCGCCGTGTCCTGCGTACCGTTTGCGTATCTACGGTTTCTCTCGAATATCTTTCTTCGATTCCCGTAAACAGAATCCTGCTTATCTATCTTCCCCCACTGCTGATATATAGCCTTAGCATATTTCAGCCCATAGTCCAGCCCTCCCTTTATGTCGGAGGTAGCCAATGGATCTGGAAAGCTAGAAGAATTATTATTATTTTTGTACATCTGCAATGAGTGGAGTTATTTTAACTCAATGCAAATATAGTAAAACTACAAGTGCCAGGCTTTTGGCGTGTAGGTCCTGATAAATTTCTTGTCTGAGAAGTCCGCTTTTGGTTTTTCTTTCTTCTCTTTTTGGGCTGCGAGAAGGGCCAATCCAGAACTAATCGTAAGGTCAAACTTGGTACGCTTGTCTATCTTGTACCCTATCCAGTCTTCTAAAGTCCTGTTAAACAGCATCTTACCCATCTCTCCGTCCTCTGCGTTTACACCTACGTGGTCGTGGATATACGCTTCGATAGCCTGGGCGTGCGACTGGATGACGTCCTGAGAGTTCGACGGTATCCCCTTGGTTCTTACGTTTGCTGACGAGTTCGGGGTTTTCAGATAGTCTGGGCGGTCCATGAGATAACCGTCATATCCTCTCGACTCAAAGTACCTTGCTATCCCGTATTTATTGTTTTCTATCAAAAGCGGGTACCCATAGAAAAACGAACACATAAGTACGTCTTCATAGAATATACTGGCGAGGTCTGGACGAGAGGCATATTCCACTACGAACATATTCGGAGGTACGTCCATATTGAACTTGTTGTACATATGCAGCGCACCTTTAGACCCTCTCCCGTCTACGGTGGCATCCAGGTCATAGGAGTCAACCCCACCTACACCTATATGTGCGTTGGGGGCCATACGCTTACCCCGATCGTCTGCCTTTTTGTTTCTGAGGTGGTCTGGCGGTAGCCACGCTACGCGGAACCTTCCGTTCGGGTCTGGGGAGAATACAACCTCCTCGTCCTTTACTCTCCAAACGAAATTACCCTGCACCACGGGGTTAGGGTATAGATTATCATTATGCTCAATCTGTTGGTATATCTTACCGATATTGAACAGACTACCCTCGATACTATCCCTGAACGCCTCGTCCTCGGTAAACGGGAACTGCCTGATGATCTCGTTTAATTCCGAGGGATCGTCCTTAAAAGAGTGACGCTCGTTTTTCAGGTACTTACGACTCCCCTGGTCTACGGGGAGACCATCGACCCCTTCTATTTCTTTCTCTGGGTCATCGACTACGGGGTTCCCGTATTTATCGAAGAACCCTTCTAGAGCTTCGTATGCAGGGATAAAGATGCGGTAGAGCCCAGATCGTGTACGTC